AAGATTTCAAGCTCGTCTTCTACGAACTCATGGATCCCATAAGGGATGGTCGCTAATTGATCTATGTAAGCCAAAGAATCCACTAGGTCATCGTGTGTTAGTGGATCAGGGAACTGGAAGAGTTGATCTAGGAATCTAGCGTTCCACTCCCCCTTGTTCAAGCTTATTACACCGTTCTCAAAGCGCCCTTGCAACGCCCACATAATACGGTCTGTCTTCTTCTTATTACCGTGGGTTAACTCTTCTACCCTAAAGTACTTCCCGTGCTTCCTCTGAAGATCCATTAGAGGACTCATTACCGCTTGCTTTGCTATACCCCTCTCGATACCTACTGAGATAGGCTGATAATCCCTAACTGCTTGGAATATCTTCATCGCTGTTTCATCTAAAGTCCAACGTCCGTAAACTATGTTCTCTACGTGCCAGTCTCCATCGTCACCAACCTTGACTACAGAGATGGCTGTCTCATCTAACTTAGAACTCTTCGTCCTCTTCTTACCTACTTCCTCAAAGCCTGCGAGGTCAATGGCTATGTAGTAATCCCCTGCTTCTGGGGCCTCACCGTAGTGTACCCAGTCCTCCTTAAACATCTCTGAGCCAACAGCCTCAAAGGAGGCCATGAACTCCTGACGAAAGGCGTAAGAAGACATTGACTTCTTGGCGATGTTAATTTCATCAGGGTCGAGTAGTGGGTTATCGTAGCTTGTGAAGTGCCAGCCTGAGTATGTCTCATCATCACCCATCTCCGCATACTTATAGAGTTCATAGAAGTGATTACGACCCATAGGTGTCCCTATGAACATCGCGTGTCCCTTCTGGTCTGCCAACGCTGGACGTAAGACCTGCTCCCATACGTCAGGCTTCATATCTGCGTACTCATCCATCACTAGGAACTTCAAGGAGACACCACGCATAGTCTCCGGCCTATCTGCCCCCTTAAGCGTAATCGTGGCTCCATTGACTAACTTAAGTTGTAAGTTGTTAATGTGGGAACCTGTGATTACATTGTGGCCTAGCTCTAGGAGCGTTTGCCACATGATGTCCCTAGCTTGTCCCTGCGTAGGGGCTACATAGAATACATGACCCCTGTCTGACTGTAGGGCATTAATTATTAACATCCATGCAGCTAACCTAGACTTCCCTGTTCTTCGGCCAGCAGCGACAACCTTAAAGCGCGTAGGATCCTCAAAGACCTTGGTTTGCCACGGGAGTAACTCTACGTTAAGATCAGTCACTCCTTAGGCTCCTTAGGTGGCTTAGGTGGCTTATGTTAGTCATCTATGTCTTCTATCTCATCTTCCGTTAGTTCCCTCTCAGGAAGCCCTAGGCCTTCTATGGAGCTATAGAACTCCTTTAGATCCTTGAACTTATAGAGGACCGCTGGTACTGCCCTACGTCCTGTAACCTTCTCTACAAAGTCCCACCCCTGCTTACCCGGAGGTATCTGAACATAATCATACTCCATGTTTATCGCTGTGAGCTTCTTACGTACTGCCTTGCATCCGTGGCACCAGTCGGCACCTATGACAACAAAAGACATATTAAGCCTCCCCTTCGGTTGTCCATAACTTAAGCATCTTCAGTTGTCCATTGGCCTTCTAAAGGGTCTAAGGCTTCTGAGGAGCCTAAGGGGTCTGAGGATACCTCTGTAGACCCTACTCCTGTTATGTTTATCTGGATAGCACTCCTACCAGCATCCTTGATTACATCCTTCTCAAAGGCCGCTGTGGGGGCGATCCGGTCGAGAATAAGCTTCCATGCTGCCGACTGTGCCTTATGATTGTCGTCCAATGCTGCATCAAAGATAGCCTCTAGTACCTTCTTTGACTTAGGACTAGCTAACATCCTAGCCTTATATTGGTTTATGATAGCAGCGTCACCGGGTGGTCTACCTACCTTACCTCTGTTACCTACCTTCTTAATCTCCGTGGATGCCTTCGTTGGCCTTCCTCGTTTCTTCGGCGTACTTGGCGAGTCTTCTGAGGGTGTCTTCGTTGTCATTACAATTTCCTAAGGCTAAGTTACAGGGCTTACAGAGTAGTCCTCTGGGCTTGTCTGTCGTGTGGCAATGATCTACACATAAAGAATACTTTAGATCCTTTTGGTGTGTTAGGCATCCTAGACACCTAAAGTCTTGCTCTACTAGCTTGTTTTCGTACCAGTCTTCATCTAGGTTGTATAATCTGTTTCTTGCTAACTCTTTGGTTCTTTCTTTGTTAGCCTTCCTCCAAGCGTTTGTTCTCTTAAGGTGGCAGGACTTACACACACCTTGTCTCCTGTCTTTAGTCCTCTCATGCTTGTGAAAGTCATCCAAAGGCTTAACTACCTTACATTTCTTACATTCTTTCATCTTACATCCCCTATGGCGGTAGGAGAGGGTACTAGAGCCGCCACTCGTTCCCCTCGTTAACTTATGTTGTCATTTGAGTCCCCTATATTCCTAAGACCCCTTGGATTCCCTAGTTCCTTAAGGGGTTACTCTCTAGAGGGGATCTAAATGAACCTATTTAGTTACCTCCTAAGGGGGCCTTTGGTGTATACCTTAAATTATTCATTAAAGTATTCAACTAAGGAGTAACTTAGGTGGCGCGAAGGCCCTCTAAAGTGTTGCTTAGAATATACTATATATTATACCATATTTCAGAGCAAATGTCAAGGTATTTCTTTGGTAATAATCACACTACCAAGGATTCTTAGGCAACTTTAGGGTTCTTAGGTGCCTTAGGTAGTTCCCTTTTAGAACTTAAGGTGCCTTTGGTAGTTCTTTTGGTAAACTTTAGGTATACCAAGGGTTTACATTAGGTAACACTACACCTAGTTTTCTTAAGTTTTACCTTATTTTGACCTATTTTGCACCAAGGTTTCCTAAAGTTCCCTATTTTGTGCATAGGAAGGTACAACTTTAGTAATCATAACGCAACCCCGGCCCCCCGTCCCGAAATAGCCTCGGGTCTCCATAGGATACCATGGCTGACCCGAGATGTCAAGTGTTAACATTGGTACTATTCACGTTGACAAGCCAAGCTACTTGTGTTAAGCCAAAGGATCCAAGGGGTAACACAAGCGGCAACCTATGTCAACATAAAGTTGTGGTATTATTTACGTTTACAGGTGGAGCTATTCGTGTTAGCCAATGTAACCTTAGGGTTACACGAGTGGCATCCTAAGTGCAACATAAAGTTATGGTAATAGTTACGTTGACATAAGTAGACATGTGTGAGCCTAAGTAGGAACTTCTCAGGGGTACTTAGGTAGCTATGTCAAGCTAAAGGAGTACTTATGTAAATATTACCTATTTCTACAAAAGAGGTTGCAACATTAGAAAACTGGTGTACACTGGTTACACCAACTAAGGAAACACGGCCACCTAAGGCCACCTAAGACAACCTAAGAGAGCTAAGTAATGAATAAGATAGCAGGTAATCAACAAGCGTCGAACTACGGCAGCATGATAGCGCGTGAAGCTGTCATAACCCACGGCAACGCGGCACATTTACACGCAGACTTTTACTGTCACGCGTCCTACTTTGCAGATGTTGGTGATGTCGGCATAGCTAAGTGTGCATTTTATGGTGAGGTAGAACGTCTCACTGAATAAAACACTTGACAGCCTAGGGTACCTTAGGGTACCTTAGGCCACCTAAGACAACCTAAGTAGGAACTTAAGTTATGCTAAAATTATCCAAAGCATCTAAAATGCCTTGCCGGTCATGGTCACTACAGGCCCTAGATACATGTCCAGCCTCACGCGACGCCTCTAGTGACCTTGTAGACGCGTGTAAGGGATGTTATGCCACATCGGGTAACTATAGATTCCCTAACGTCAAGGCGCCTAGGGTTCACAATAGGGAAGACTGGAAACGTGACACGTGGGTATCTGATATGATCCAAGAGTTAGATAATGATAGATACTTTAGGTGGTTCGACTCGGGTGACATTTATGACGTAAGACTCGCTAGGAAGATACTAGAGGTTTGCGAGGCTACGCCATGGGTTAAGCATTGGATACCTACTAGGATGCATAAGTTCCCTAAGTTTACCTTAGTGCTCCAGAGGCTACAGAGCTTACCTAATGTGGTCCTGAGGCTATCCTCTGATAGTATCATGGGTGAGACCATCGAAGCCACCTTAGGATCAACTATGGTTAGCCCTAGTAGCACCATTGCAACCTTAGAAGATGCACCTAAGGGGTCATTTGTTTGCGAGGCATACACGAGGGGTGGTAAGTGTGACAAGTGTCGCGCATGTTGGGACAAAGGTATCTCGGTTGTAACATACATTGGACACGGGAAGTCTATGGTTAAGAATCAAAACAACTTAATAAAAACACTTGACGTAGCCTAAGGGCTACTGATAGTATACTTAAGACTATACAAGGTCGGCTTATGTTGGTTCTACGGCTTTTGCCAGTAACATTTGCGGCTATAGCGCACCTATAGTGTGGTGTGTTCACTAGCGTTGATCTTCTAGTGCATACATTAGCCTTGTATAGTCTTAAGTATACAAACGTTACAAGTAGCCTAAGGGGGCTAAGATGACACAAGAAACACTTGACACTACCATCTGGCTTGTAGTATTCTCAGGCCTATTACTAACAATGCTACCTTGGAGCACTAAAGATGACTAAGACAACTTATGCGGTACAATGGTTCGATGAAGAAGAAAACCGATGGAGGAACCATAGGGGTACTAAGTGCTTTACATTGGATCAAGGCCTCTCAGAGCTAGAGTTACATAGAACCTCATTCCCATCTATAGACGCACGTTTGGTGAAACTAGAGACCATAACCACGATACAAGATATAATCCTAACGGCCCCTGAGGCCACCTAAGACCCCTTAAGGTACCCTAGGACCCCTAAGGTACCTAAAAGCTCACACAGAGGCATACAGAGCCTCTCAGGGCCACCTAAGGCCACCATTGGAGACTAAAGAAGATGAAATGTAAAGCTTGTGACGTACTACTAGAAGATTACGAAACAGTAAAGAAGGATAACTCAGGTGATTACTTTGACCTGTGTTCCTACTGCCTGAGTGTGTCAATAGGCACTCTAGAGGATGACTGTGGTAATATTACCGATGAAATACCCTATGATGAGAACAAAATCTATGATATACTAACCTAAGTAATACTAAGAACACCTAAGAATCCAAAGGATTCTAAGAATCCAAAGTATCCTTAGTATTCTATGTTTAACTAATTTATTATATAACTAAGGTATAAACTAAGGTAGACTTAAGACAACTTAAGGTGATAGAGTAGTCCCTATTCCATTACCCGTAATTAATTGAACTTAAACAAAGGACAACTAAAGATGAAATATTTATCAGAAGTGACAGTCGACGATGTGCCGTATGAAGCATGGGTTGACGTGCGAACGTATGATTCATGTGAAGAAGTAGAGTTTGCCAGCGTGCTAGCCTACGTCAACAATGAATCCATAGCGGCGGATGATCTGCCCGATGTGGTAATAGACCTACTGTTCGACGATGCTGTAGAGCAACACAGAGGCGACGATGGAGCAGACGCAGCGTATGACGCCATGAGGGACGCATGATGAGCTACTGGGTAGTGATGTTTGACCGAGATGGTGGTGAGCAAGATCCCGAGGGGCCTTTTGACTGCCAGAGTGACGCTCAGAGCCATGCAGAGTTTACGCTTGACAGTCGCTGGGTGACCTACGAAATACAAATGGAGGATGACTTATGACAGATGATATGCTAGCCGCTGTTACTACAGCCGTAAGCCTTAAACGTGGTGCTTACACATGGGCTGAGGCTCTGGACGTTATAGTGCTTTTAGACCATAATGTCTTATATTATGAACAAATAACTATCTTATAGATCAATATATAAGACATATTATG